CAAACAATACGAACAGCGCAATGTTAAAAAGCCAAAGTCCCTCGGCCAGGCGGGCCATTCCCGGGAGCGCGCCTGGAAGTTGGGCGAGCGCGAGCGACAAGATGCCGGTGCCCATCGTTGCCGCAAACCAGTTCGGCGTAAACTGACGAATCACTTCGACAGGACTGCGCAGCTGGCGTAAGGGTGTGGCGCCAGCGGCCATCGCCTGAATTTCCTTGAATGACATGCAAATCCTTGATTGAAGGCGTGAAACGGGATGGCATCCGGCATATTTCGTCAGCATAAAGCAAAGGCCGCACTAGAATCGTACGGCATCGACACGAGTATTTTCTTCGGCGTTCCCGTAGTTTGCAATGGCGGCCAGATCGAACGCGTCGCCGGAATGGACATCAATGCGTTCGTCCGGGAGAAGTTGCAGCGGGCCGAGGACGAGCTACGCCAGGAGCGTGCGGCGGTCGAGCACCTGCTGCACTAAGCGTCAATGGCGGCCGCCATATGCGGCGCTCTCAGTAAGCGGGCTGAACTTGGGTGTGAGCGCGACCATCGGTATTTATGTGCTGCCGCCATTATTAGCCTCCGCATTCGGCAAGCATGCGTCCAATCCGCCACTCGTCAAAATCAGGAATACCGCCGAGATCGCCGCTGCCGTTGCGAACTTTGAACTCGACCTCGGGTTTATCGAAGGCCCGTGCACCGACGCCGCCCTCGAGGTGGCACCATGGCGCACCGACGCAACGCTGGTAGTCGGCGCGCCCGATCATCCCTTGGCGCTGCAGAGCGCACGACGCGAGGTCACGCTGGATGAATTACGCGCTGCCCACTGGCTATTGCGGGAACCGGGCTCGGGAACGCGCGATGCCGACGAGCAGGCGCTTGCGCCGTACCTGCACAGCCTTCGTTCGGCCTGAGAGTTCAGCAATGCCGAAGCGATCAAACATGGCGCCGCCGAAGGCATGGGGCTGGCCTGCCTGTCTCGGCTGATCGTGGCCGATTTCCTCGCGAACGGCCGCCTGGTTGCGCTACCGACGGCACTGCCGCCTTTGACCAGGCATTTTTTCATTGTCTACCACCGGCGCAAATTGCTGTCCCCCATGCTGCAGGCGTTTCCGACATTCTGCCGCACCGAGCCGGCGCGTAGCCATCCATAGCGCAGCGGTCGGATAGCGGACGCCTTGTCGAGACCGCTGGCTTTGCGATATGATCGCACCAGGAGATGACGTTCCTCCTTGAACCGCAGTGGAAACAGCGCTGCTGATGACGTCTACAGACACCTGACCTTGGTCGGGGCTGTAGGCGTTCGCGTTCACACCCCGGTCATTGGTCAGCCCGTATCGTTCGAGCAAAGATCGACCCAATGACAAACTCTTCCAATATTTTTCATATCGAGCAAATCGCACTGTTGCCTTCCATCGGCAAATGGCTGTGCATGGCAAGCGTGGTCGCCGCACTTGCCGGCAGCGCTGCTGCAATATTTTTAATGACCCTCGATCATGCCACCGCGTGGCGCGAGGCGCATCGCTGGAGCATCTGGCTGCTACCCGTTGCCGGGTTCGGCGTGGGAATGGTATATCACCTGGCCGGTCGATCGGTCGAGCGCGGCAATAATCTCATCATCGACGAGATCCATGATCCCCAAAAGGTCATCCCGTTGCGTATGGTGCCGCTGGTGTTGGGCGGCACCGTCGTCTCGCATTTGTTCGGCGCGTCCGTAGGGCGCGAGGGAACTGCCGTTCAAATGGGCGCGGCGCTGGCCGATCAGCTCACGCAACTGTTTCGCGTCACACCGGAGGGCCGCCGTGTACTGCTGATGGCGGGCATGAGCGCCGGCTTTGCCGCAGTGTTCGGGACGCCACTGGCAGGCACCATCTTCGGCCTGGAAGTGCTCGCCATCGGCCGCATCCGCCATGACGCACTATTGCCCTGCGTTGTCGCCAGCCTCGGCGCGGACCAGGTCTGCCTGGCATGGGGCGTTCACCATACACACTATGCAATCGGGACGATCGTCCCCGTCGGTTTCTGGAGCGTGGCCGCCGTAATCGTCGCTGGCATCGTCTTCGGCCTGGCCGGGATGGCATTTGCCGTGAGTGCGCACCGGGTGGGCGCCGCGGCGAAACGGTGGATTTCCTATGCGCCGTTGCGCCCGGCGATAGGCGGAATCCTTATCGCGCTTGCGGTATGGGGGTTCGATGCATGGCACTACACCGGATTGGGCATCCCGGAGATCGTGCGCGCGTTCCAGCAGCCAGTGTCTCCGTGGGACTTTTTCGGCAAGATGTTTTTCACTGTCCTGTCGCTGGGTACCGGCTTCAAGGGGGGCGAGGTCACGCCGCTGTTCTACATCGGCGCGACGCTCGGGAACGCCCTTGCGCCGATCCTGCATCTGCCGTTTGCCATGCTCGCCGGCCTGGGTTTTGTGGCCGTTTTTGCCGGCGCGGCGAATACCCCGATCGCGACTACGCTGATGGCCATTGAGTTGTTCGGGCCGGCAATCGGACCCTTCGCGGCCATCGCGTGCGTGACGGCTTATTTGTTTTCGGGCGGCACCGGTGTTTATCACGCGCAGCTTATCGGGCGGGGCAAGCACGGGATGTACCGGGGCGCCATTGCGGCTCCGGAATCTTCGATACGCTAACGCAGGCGAGCAGAAATGAACGCTTGCGCGCGAATCCCGCATCCGTTGGGAGAACTTATATCGACATTGAACGTCGGGTTTAATGCCTTAATCAGCTTTTCCGGTTTGCTGCACTTCCAACCCCTAGCTCAAAAGTCTTCCACGGTCATGCAAAGCAAAGACGGTTTTTCTGATCGTCGAACGGCTGCTTTGGGTCGAAAGCAGTCCTTCATGATGCCCTAAATGCGACCAATACAATGCTGCTTCACATCGGCCAGGCCTGCACAGTCTTGGTGTGGCGCGCCGCACATTCCGCGTACTGGCGCAGCAACTCGATAGCCCAAGCCTGCCACGCGTCATAATCATCGGCTCCGGGCCGTTCGATTGCCGGGCACGGCGCCGCCAGCGCGCTATCGAGGGATGCTTTTGTTGGCGGCTTCGATTGCGGCGTCGAGGTTGCGCACGCGGTCAGCATCAGGCACGCAACCAGCAGGCAGAGGTTTCGCATTGCGCAGCTCCTTGGTGAGCGCCGACATGCGCGGCGCCAGGGTGGATTGAATGGCGGCGAACTCGGTGGCCGCCGTGGTGATTCGCTCCGCGTCGGCCCGCAACGTGGTCAGCGCCAGCTCCGACTGGCTGCGCATGGTTTCCGCGTGCGCGCGCTGCAGCTCGGCGATCTCCGCGTCGTGCCGCCAACCGTTCGTGAACCAGCCGGCAGCACCCGCCAGCGCCATCGCCAGCAGCAGGCCCAGGCCGGCCACCAGCGCGCGATACTTGACCGGGATCATGGCTGCCCCCAATCAGGCAACTCGACGGTCTGGCCAGCCAGCGCATGCGTGCAGTCGCTGAGAAACTGAATGCGCCCGTCGGTCACGAAGCTGTGGCAGATGTGGTCGACCAGCTTTTGCTCCCACGGCGACCGACTCCACTGCGCCCAGTTGCTGGCATTGACGGGTGGTTCCCACAAAGGTGCGCTCACCAGGATAGAGGGCGAGAACGTCGGCCGCGTCGCGTCGCCGTTGAATGACCACACCGGGCCAGGGATATCGCTCGCACCTACCGTGATCGCGTGATCCTCATTACAGCCAGGGCAATGGAACATCACGAGCTCTTCCATCAGTCGCAATTTCATGACAGCCCTTTCAAACACAGCTCGCGCTCGGCCTGGCGCCGGCGCGTGAGGCCGCGCACTTCCTCGAGCACCTTGCGCATCATGACCTTGCCGCGCGCATCCTTGACCGGCTTGCCGTCCCCGCCGATGACCGGCCGCAGGACAGTGATCTTGTTCCAGGCCATCAGCGCATTGCAGGCGCCGGCCATGTCGCCAGCGTTCGTGCGCCGCGCCATGCTCGAGCCGCAGAAGCCGCTCACGCCGATGTTGTAGGCGACGTCGACGAAGGCCACCTTCTGGCCATCGGTCAGGCGCGCGAGCGGGATGCACATGGCGATGCCGGCGGCGTGCCGCTCGAGGTCGCGGTCGAGCTGGGCGCGGCACTGCGCGGGCGTGTAAGTCTTGCCCCAGGCTGCGTTCTCAGTGGCGCCGGTGCAGTACGTGAGCACGCCCGCCATGTCGCGGTAGGTGGTGTACTTGGTGTCTTCGAACGGCGGCGTGAAGTTGAACAACGCTGTAGCGGCCACGACGCCGACCAGCGCGACCAGGCCGCGCCGCTGAATAGGTGCGCTTTTAACCATTCCCGGTCAGCTCCGGTTGCGCCACAACGCGCGCGATCGCGGCGCCGAGCGAGGTCAGGCCGGCGGCCACTACCAGGAGCGGCGCAGTGCCGCTGGCGTACAGGTTCATGCCGGCCTCGATGGCCGAAGCGATGGCGGCCAGCAGCGCGAAGTGTACGGACCAGAGTTTCGGGAACTGCTTGCTTGCGTCGTCGATGAATTTCATGGTTTCTCCAGTGGTGGGCAATATGGCTTTACTTCGGGGGCCTGCAACTGCGCCAGCAGTTGAGCCAGACGCACTTCCCGCTCGCGGCGCTCAAGATCGACAACCTGGCGCTCGATATCGGCGTGCAGCTGCTCGCGCTCGGCCTGCTGCCGCTCGCGGGCATTACGCTCGCGGGTGTACCAGGCATTCAGCAGGAATGTCAGCAGCGCGGTTAAGATGCCGACGATGACGCCGAACTGCGTCAGGGTCAGGGAGGTGGCAACCGTTACTGCGGCGCCGGCGTAGCTGCCGACTTCCGGCGGGGTGGTCTTGCTGATGCTCATTGGTGCCTTTCGATGGGCGTAAAAAAAGCCGCTCGAGGCGGCCTGGCTGGATTGCACGGATATCAGATTTCTTCGACCTCCAGCGTGGTCGCGTACGCATTCATGAACTGGTAGGCAAGGTCCGAGTCTTTCGTGCGCCGGCCGTACACCATGAAGTCGCGCTCGAGCTCGACGTCGGCATGCATCGCGAACACCGACAGCAGGATCGGATGCGCGCGACTGTTGCGCACCAGGTTCAGGAACTTGGCCCGATCCGCCGGCGGCATGGCGCGCAGGTCGATCGGAACCTTGCGGCTCATCGTACCCGGGTCTGCCAGCTGGCCGCCGGCGGCGCTGCGCGAGATCTCGGTGCGGTCGACCATCGTCACCGACGCGGCCGACGCGTTGTAGGTCGGCGACCAGAACGGGCCAGCCACCATGCAACCTGCCTCGATGTAGCCCTGCAGGTTGTCCGGATCCTGAATATCAACCATCAACGCACGTGCTGCGACCTCCACCGGCAACCAGTGCCGCGCGTACGCACCGCCACCGTAGGCGTACGCGCTGGCCGCCTGCACTGGCGTGAAGCCGCGCAGCCGAACCGCCGGCGCTGGGCAGGCCAGCACCAGGCCGCTGTCGTAGTCGTACGGCTGCCAGGTGTCGATGTAACCTGTCGGGCGCGTCGCCGCAGCGTTCCCGCTTGGGTAGTACGACCCGGTCACGAGCCCTGCCACGCCCATCGCACCCCACAGCAGGATCCCGGCCGTGCCATTGCCAGCGTAAGCAGCCCCGTTGGTCGAGCGATTGGTGTAGACCTGGACGAACGAGGTGGCCGCTGACGTGGCCGATGCAGTGATGCTGCAGCGGTACCAGCCGCCCGGGCGCGCATCCACCCGCGCGGTGCAGTTCGAGGTTGCGACCACATCACCGCTGTCGAGGTCGAAGTCGGCAAACGAGTTGGTAAAGCCGGAACCGAACTGCAGGCGCAGGTACCGCTCCCCGGTGTCGCGCTTGGCAAAGAACGATTCGGTGTGCAGCCCGTTGAGGGCCACCGCGCCGATCGACTGTTGGACGTAGTGAGCGCCGCTGGTTGTAGTGGCGATGATGCGATCGGCCGTGACCGCACCGTCGGGCGCAGCTGCCGCGTTGGCCGCCACCGTGACCGCGCTCTTCGTCCAGGCGGCGTTGTCGAATGCCTCCGTGTGGATGTGGTTGTTCGTGATGGCCGCCTCACCCGACACGCGCACGCGCACCCGCGCCGTCGGCGACAGGTTGCAGAACGGGAGTCCGACGAAGCCGATCGGCTCGACATTGTCGAAGACGGCGGTGACCCGGGCATCCCGCGCGGTGGCGCGCCACACAGGGTAGACCTGCGCAGCGGCCAGGTTGCCGACGGACAGGCCGCCTGCCGTGCTCGAGGCAGTCAGGGTGGCGCGCTCGATGGCATTGTCGGAAACGATTCTCAGATTGGGCATGCAGTCTCTACCAGGTGATTGCTTCGATTTCGGCCGCTGTCGTTGCCGCGCCTATTTGCCGGCGCAGCATTTCGTTCTTGGCCATGGCTTCGAGGATGGCGCGCTTTCCAGTCTTGCCGACCTGCTGGATCTGGCCGACGGTATGGTCGCGAAATTCCCACGCCCCGGTGGCGTCAGCGCACCAGAACTGCGTGCGCCAGTCCGGATCGCTACCGGCCATACTTGCGTCGGCGATCGACCCGAGGAGGTTTATCTGATCCTTCGTCTTGGCCGGGTAAAGATGATCCTCCCCCAGTGCCGAACACATGAACCCGGCAACGATCTGCTGCTCGCAGGCCAAGCTCATTACCTCGATGCGCCGCGCGCGGAGCTCGTCAATGCTCGCGCTCTCGACCCAGGACATGCCGTCTTCCGCACTCCAGTGAAGAGCCGAGGTCTCCGTCGGGCGGCGCCAGTCGATCGGCTCCGTGAGCAGCAGGTAGGTGTCGACATTGTTCGGCGGCGGCTCGGGCGGGCCAACGAAATCAGGCGAGTCTACTTCCCCGTGCTGCGATTCAACTACTCCATCGATGACGAGTGCATATGCAGTCATAGGTGCTCCATTTATAGGTGGTTGCACGTCGCATTTACCGTGATCGATGCGCTTCGACCTTTCGCATCAATTACAACAACCGACACTGTGCCGGAAACTGTTGCCGGGGTTTGCCCGACAGCACTTGAAAAAGTAGCCGTTGCACTTGTGCGATTGACGATATTAATTGATCCAGCTGAATCTTCGTTTGGCACAAACGTCCAATTGTAAGTAAATGGGGCGACGCCGCCGGTTATCGAAGCGGTACGCGTTCCGAGATTTAAACGTTTACCTGACCCGCCACTATTAAAGCCACTAAAATAAACGCTGAACGTGTCGAAGTTCGGGCCTTGCGGGGCGATGATGATTGGGTTAGTTAATGTTAGTTGTCCATTCGTGTGCGAGAACCCCGGCAGATACATATTGCCATCGGCGGTGATTTGAACGTATCGGTTATCATTAGCGTTGCCCGCCAGCATCCCGAGAGCGCCGAGATAAAACCCGATCTGTCCCGCGACAGGCCACGCATAGCCCGTGAATGCACCGCCCATAATGTCGCCGCGAATCTGGATATCGCCGGTCTGCCCATTCACCATAAACGTACGTAGGCCGGACGTGTTATATCCGATCAGGCCTTTCGGCGTCATCGCAGTACCGTAGCCGCCCGTATAATCGCCTTCGTTATTCCATGTCAGAGTGCCAGCGCGGAAACCTACCGGGGCGTTAACGGTATCCATGCTGATAATGCCGCCCAGGACGTCGCCGCCCTTGTTCAGCTTTACGGCGAGCGCGGCGTTCGCGGCTGCGATTGCGGCGGCCTGTGCAGCGTTCGCTTTGCCAGTTGCGTCTGCTGCGGCGGTATTCACGGCGGCTACGCGCGCGGCTTCGGCTTTGGCTTGTGCGTCGGCAGCAATATCTTCAGGAGCAGGCGTCCATTGTGTTGCCACGTTGCCTTCTTCGATATTGACGCAGTCAATAGCTAGCCATGAATACGCCCCGTTAGTTGTAATGCCGAATCGCGGTTCAATTTGCGTCACCCCGGGTGGGCATGTCCAAGCGACCACTTGCCGTTTCCACGAGCCGACACCAAGATTGTCCATGGCGAGATACGCATGGTCGACGACTGCACCAGAACTGTTCCACAACCGAATGTATGAGCCACTACCTATGATTACGCCCGATGTGGCGCTCCTTGAATAAAAACTGATTCGGTATTCCTTGCCCGGGGTAACGTTGGCTCGCGTCCCAAGGTAGACGTACATGTCTACCCCGGTGCCATCCATGAATAGTGCCTTAGTACCACTTATTGCCCCCACTCTATCGCTGGGGTATGCGACGTCGAAATTCGAGACCTGCATCGGGTGAATGCCGCGCTCGAAGTCTCCGTCAGGAAACAGATTGCGCCCACCGACGACAATCTCGCTGTTCTTCGTGCCTGGCGCGGCGGCCTCTTCCGCCAGCGTGCCGCCAGCGCCCAGGATCAGCGTGCCATCAGGCTTGCGAATTTCGACCGTGCCCACCTTCAGCGCAGCGCCATGGATCGACCCGGCCACAAACAGGCTGCCGTCGAACACGGCGCCCATTGCCAGCCACTCGGCTCCGCTCCATCGCTTCGTCATCGAATAGGTCGAGCCGTTCGAGATCGTGACGACGTCACCCACCACGTTGCCGCCAGGCGTCGCGGCGTCAGCCGTTCCATCCGACCAGGCATTGCCAGAGGCGAAATACATACCGGCACCGCGCGCGCCAGACCCGCCATCTGAACCGTTGGCGCCATCGCGCACTACGGCAATGATGCAGCTCTGCGAGAAGGTCTGGCCGCCGACGACGATGCGCGCGGTGACGATGGCGGCCGGCCCCTGCATGTCGGCGTAGCGCACGTCAGTGCTCTTGCCGGTCACGCTGGTCAGTGCCGCGCCGTCGGCCGTGAAGGTCACGTCACCGTCCAGGCCGATCAGTGTCGCCGTAATCGTGGTTGCAGCCACGTCGACCGCGCCAGCAGTGTTGACGTGGAATATCGATGTCGTCGCGCTCATGAGGATCGACGCGTTCTTCGGGTTGATGACCCGCACCGCTGCTGCCTGCAGGATCGCGTCGCGGTCGTTCAGCACTGTGCTCATACCAGGAAACCTACGGTAACCCGACCGGTTTCCCAGTCAGGTGCGAGTGAAATAACGATACCGGTCACGCCGGCGTCCATGCCGAAGCGCGGTGCGTAAACCTTGACGGCCTGGCCCAGCTCGAGCGAGAGCAGTTCCGGCACGCCCTCGAACTCGTACGTGGTGCGCGGCACCTTCCACAGGTCGAGCCGGCGCTGCGCCTCGATGTCGGCGTCGGCGCGCGTGAGCAGCATGGTGTCGATCTGGACCGGCTCGGCGTTCAGGCGGTAGGTAGCCAGCGTGGCCTGGTCGGTCTTGGTGGTGGTAAGCCACTCTTCGACGTGAAGCGGCTTGTGCACCTCCGGCAGGTTGGCCAGCGTGCCAGCGTCCTGCACAGCCCAATTCTTGGCAAAGCCGAGCTTGACGGCCCCGACGACGTCCGTGCGTGCCGCCGGCTGCAGCGTGCCATCGACCATGTGCTCGGGTCGGATCACCAACGGCGTACCGGCGGCCGGCAGCGCAACCTTGATCAGCCGCGCCAGGCCCAGGCGCGACATCACCAGCTGGGCGCCGACGCTGCTGAGCAGCATCTGACAGGCGGCCAGCACGTTCTGGCGCGCCGTCGAATACAAGCCCATCGTCTGCTGGTGCGCGGCGTCGAACGCGGCGATGTTGGCCAAGTCAAGATCCGCATCAGTGAAACGATCGGACACCTTGCCGTAACTGGTGACCAAGCGCTTGACTATCTGCGCCGCGGTGTCGACGTAGCCGCCGGCCGCAGCGCCACGCACGGATGCGGTGACCACGCCGACCGGATCCCCGCGCGGCGGCAATTGGAACGTGCCGGTGGCAGGGTCTGAAGTGAACGCTACCGGCGCGGCGTTGTCGCGAACCTCGATGACCGAGTCGTTCGCCCCGACATGCACCTGGTACTTGAGGATCGCCGCATTGATCAGCAGCGGCGTCACGTTGAAGACCTGGCCCAGCGCGATCGGCAGCAGTGCATCCCGCTGCTCGCTCGTGCCGCCCAGCTTGACCTCGCTGATCGCCGTGTTCAGGCGCTGCAGCTTGTCGCGCAGCTTAAGCGCCAGCGCCTGGCGGCCGCGCGGCGCAATGTCGGCCGTGATGCCGTTGAAGATCGGCCGGAAGTCCCCATGGCTCCACCGCACATCACCGATATAGGCTTTGTTTACCCGGTTCTTCCAGACGTACCGAGGGCCGGCCCAGGCATCGCGCGCGCCGCCGACGTTTTCAATCTCGAGCTCGCCAGCCGATAGCCCACCCTCACCGTCCAGCGACAGCCGTTCAGTGAACAGCCTGCCGACGGTGACGATAGGCAGATACGTGGTGTTCGCCGGCGTATCGTTCGGGCCGGTGGTAAATGGCTTCGTCGCCAGGTAGACGACGGACTCCACGCCATCGATCTGCACGGCCGCCTCGATGAGGACGACACGATAGGCGGCCGAGCTTTTCAGCCAGGCCAAAAACGCTGCATCTGTCATTCGAATGGAACCCTCTGTTCGCTGTTGGCGACGGCTTTAACTGCCGTCGTGGTGGCACCCGAGATCTGGTCGGCGGAATCGCTGACTGCCTTGGCGTTCGCCTGGATCAAATGCCCGGTCTGCACGGCCTGTTCGGCGCGCAGGCTGGCCAGCTCCTGGCGCACCGACTTGAGTTCAGCCACCAGGGCGACGGTGTTGTCTGCCCCATACGAGGCATACATGACCGGCGTCGGCATGTTGATCTGCGGTGCGGCCATGGCGCCCGGTGCCAGCGGCGCCGTCGTGCCCATGACCTGGTGCACTTGCAGGATCGCATCGCGCACCGACAGCACCGACTTGTCGAGCGTGATCAGGCCGCTCACCGACAGCTTCAGCGCGTCCAGCTGCGCCTTGCCGACGTCGACCTGCGCGCCAGCCCAGCGCTCCGCCTCTGCCGTGGATGCTTGCGCATACGCGAAGTCGGCCTGGTACTGGCCACTGCTGGCGAACACCGCGCGCGACGCAGTGAGGAACGAGTTGAACGCGGCCGAATAGTTCGACTGCGCCGACTCATCGCCACTGCGCGCCGCCGTCAGCACTGTCTCGTACTGCGCCTTCGCCTCCGCATATTTCTCCTGCGGCGACAGCGGCGACAGACTGCCCAGCAGCGCGTTCTCCCGCACGCTTTTCAGGCTGGCAGCAAACGAGCCCATGCGATCGACCGTGGAACTGATCGCATCGTTCTCGGCGTTGTATGCATCGGTCAGCGCCGATCGCGCATCGGAGAGGCTCTGCGTTGCATCCTCGATTTCGGGATAGAGCTTGGCGTACGCTTCCTGCAGATCCATCAGCGCGACATACTGCTCGCGCTGGGCTACGTTCGTCAGATCGAGGCCCATGACGTACTGCTTGAACGACTCGCGCGAGCGCAGCGCCGACAAGCCCATCGATGCCAGCTGGTCGGTGACGTACTTCTGCACCGGCGCCAGACGCTCGGACTCGGACAGGAAATTCTCGGCAAAGCTGGCCGTCTGGCTGGCCAGCTCATCGATCCCACCCGCCAGTGTCAGCAGGTCCTCGCGCGCGCCGAGACTGGCCACGCCGGTGGCGCCGAACGTTTTGCCCACGCTGGCCAGGACAGCATCCAAGCTCGCGTAGTTCACGGCCACACGTGCCAGCGTCTCCAGCGCGCCCTCGCCCACCTTCTGGAACTGAGTGATGCCGGCCACACTGAACGATGCCAGGTCGTCGCCCACCTTCGAGAAAATGGCCGATAGTTCTTCCTGGATCTGGTCCCCGGTTTTACCTTTCAGGCTGACCTTGCCGATATCGACCACGAAGCTGTTCAGCTTGCTCGCGAACGCATCGCCTCCGACGCCAAGCATCTTGCCGGCCTCGAACACGGTGTCGTAGAGCGACGTCAGAATGGTGCTGATCTGACGGTTGCCCTCGGCGCCTATGCCTTCAAGCTGCGTGCTTTTCTTGTCGCTGCTGAACCAGCCGCCATCCTTCTTAATGTCGGCATATTGCGAAGCACTGACGCCACCGTTGATGATGCTGCCGAAGTTCGAGCGGCCCATCGTGAAGCCGGTGTCTTCCACCGTCTGCTTGCCGCCGAAGACGCTGCCGAGTGCCTTGCCTATGAACGTCTTGCCAATGACAGCGCCGAGCACCGCGCCAAGGGCCATACCGACCGGGCCACCCAGCATTGCGCCGATGTAGCTCGTGCCCATGCCGACATACGCACCGCCGGCCGCGCCGGCGATGCCGCCAAGAGCCGCGCCGCCAATGCCGAGCGCCTTCGAATCGAACACGTTCTTGCCCATGTCGGCGCCGAACTTGCCCGTCACGCCAGTGGTGCGCACCAAGAGCGAAGCAAACTGGTCAATACCGGCCTCGATGTTGCGCAGCGACGCCAGCATCCCGGTGCTGATGTTCAGCTCCTTTGACGTTGCGCTTTCGATCAGGTCCAGCGAGTTGGCGATCGAATCCGATTTTTCGTCGGAGCCGAGAACCGAACCGCGCCCCTGCGCCTTCTGCCGTGACTCGCTCAGGCTGACGCCACCACCCGAGACACTGCCAATGGCCACACCCAAGCCCACCACGATCGCCGCCATTGCTGCCATGCGCGCTGGTGCCGAATACGGATCGCCGGCGCCTTGGTTCAGCACCGCGGCGATACCCTTCGGCACTAGCTCGGCCAGCGTCATTGCCAATTCGGCAGCGTGAAATATCTGTGACACAGCTTGCAGCGACTTATATCCCTTGCTCTGCTCGTCGAAGAAACCAGCAGCAGCCCCGGCCATTGCCCCGTACCCAGAGAGGCGGTTTTTCGTATCCCGCTCGTTCAGTTCCAGAATTGTTTTCTGGTGCTTGATCTCGTCGAAATCCTTCGTGCCGCGCTGTGCTTCCGCTGTCGCACGCTGTTTGGCAATTTGCTCTTGACGACGGCCGAAACCATCGAGCGATGCTGTCATTTTCGAGATCGCATCACCCGCACCGCCGAACGCTTCTCGCAGCGCATCCCCAAACGTTTCAGCGCGCGCCGGATCGAGGAACTGGTTCAGCTCATCGAGTGCCTTTTTGCTGGCTTCGGATGCCTCCTGTTTCACCGAACCTTCGCGCTTCGCCGCGGCCAGATTTCGCAATTCTTCGGCCTGGCGCCGATACCGCTCAGCCAAAGCGTTACCTGGCTCGAGCGCATCCAGCGCCGCAGCGGTCTGGTCCTTCAGCGCTGCAGCATCATTCAATCGTTCCATCTGCAGCTCGGCCAAGGCGGTCGCGCTAAGACCGATTTCCGCGTTCGCCTTGCGCTGTGCCTCGACCTGGGCGGCGATGCTGCTCAGTTCAGCGTCGGCCGATACGACGCCCTGCATGTACAGTTCGGCGCTTTCCTGCGCGCGGTTGCGCTGTGCCGCTGCCAAGTCATTCTCTAGCTGAATACTACGGCTGCCGCGCTCGATGCCAAGCTTCGCAATTTGCCCTTCGATATCGGTCTGCTGTTGCTGACTGCCAATCTTCGAGCTGGTCAAAGCAAGTTGGCGACGAAGTCCAGCCTCCACACGATCCATATCGGCGAGTTGTTGCGCAGCTGTCTGGCGTAGCGCGTCTTCTTCCGAGATCAATCCTGCATCACGCTGAGCTTGAATTCGATCCAAGGCCCGCTGTGACAGTGCATCCTCAACCTCTCCACGCTTACGCAATGCAGCAAGGCTGTTGTCAATGCCGGCAACATAGACGTCGTTGTACTCGCGGCGAATTGCGCTTAACCGCTTCTGAATTTCCTCTTCGGGTACATCCAGCGCTTTACCTTGGGTCTTGGCGGCATCCATCGCCATATCCCGCTGCTCCTGGCGACTACGCAGGACCTTCGCTTTGTCGTCCCAGTCCCGTTGCAGCGCTTGGCGTTGAGTGGCAATGCTCTTGTCCTGAGCAGCCTTTTCCTCAGCCTTCGCTTTTTGCTGAATACCAACAATAGTCCGTTGATTCGCCGCCAGCAGCGCCTCCTCAGACAGCACGTCGCGGTCTTTCGATGGGTCATAGGCCCCACCGTCGCGCGACTTCCCGATGCGCTTGAGGCGCTCGATGCGCGATTCCATGGCCTTGCTCTGTGCGTCAAGCGCCGCCATCTGCTGCTGCGGCCCATCTACCCGGCCATTCGCAAATTCAACCACTGCATCCCAAGCTTCACCTGGCAACTTTTTCAGATTGATCCAGCCCCTCTCCCAGGCTGAGAGCGTGGCAAGGACCTTATCCTTCTGGCCAGCAACACCGGTGGCGTAGGCGTTTTGCGCAATGTTCGCCGCCTCGATCATGCGACCCTGGTCCTGCGCCGCTTTGACGGCGCGATAGGTCTCAGTCGTCACGAAGCCGTATTGATCGCCCATGGCGCGAAGCGCGGTAAGCGGATCCTTGCCCAGGGCAGCAAACTCCTTCGCTGTATCCTCGACGCTCCGGCCGAGAATGCGCTGTGCGTCGACGGCAACGGTGCCGAACCTTTCCAGATTTGTACCTGCGATCGCGCCGGTGCTGGCCAGAGTCGTCAACGCCTTGGCGGACGCCGCCTGCGACCCGTTGATCAATTCCATGTTGTTGGCCATGTCAGACATCTGCCCGGCAGTGGTGCCGGCAATGTTGCCTGTCATAATCAACGCGCGCGAGTACTTGAGCGACTCGTCGTAGCCGGACTTGAATGCCAGTGCACCCGTGGCCACCACGGCGGCCGTGACGGTGTACGGATTGATCAAGCCCAGCACCGCGCCGCCCAGTGCTTTCGCAGCCGGTACGATCCCGCCGAACATATCTTTCAATTGACCGCCCTGCTGGAGCAATACGGTCAGCGGCGCTTGGCCACCCTGCAAGCTGACGATGATGTCGGTCATTTGCGCAGGAACGTTGCGCATCGCGGCGTTCATTGCCGCCGCCGACATGCTGCCGCCCTGCAGAGCTTGATCTGCCGCGCGCAGCTGATCGATGAACGGTTTGGCCCGGGTCGTCACGCCCATCTGCGCAGCTTGCAACTCGAGCAGCTCGATGCGCGTCTTGCCGATCGCCTGAGCCTGGTTCTCTAAACCCTTCAGGAACGAATCTTGGCCAGCGCGCGCCTGAGCCGTCTCGCGCTGGGCCTGCGCGAGCATGCGCTCGCCGTAAGTGGCCTGCTCTTGCGCCAGACGCAGGTCGCGCAGCTTTGCGATCAGTGGATCGGCTGCGCCGGCCGCGCCAACTTGCGCCGCGCGGTAGCGATGAACTTCATCGGTCGAGAGCCCAAACAACGCGATCTGTTCGCGCAGGCCCTGCAGGAAGGCATTGCGAGATGCGTCAGCATGAGCAGCCTCACGCTGCGCCAGCGCCGCGGCGCGCGCCGACGCCTCGACCTGCTCCTGTGCTGCGCGCATGTTCTGCAGTTGAAGGATCAGCTGGGCGGCTTCCTGCGATGCACCGGCCTGGGCCGCGCGGTATCGCAGGACCTCTTCAGTCGACTTGCCGAATAGCGCGATCTGCTCGCGCAGGCCGGCCAGAAAGGATTCCTTGTTGGCCTGGGCCTGGGCAAGCTCCCGAGCGGCCATAGCTTGGGCACGCGTCGATTCGGTCGCCTGCGTCTGCGCCGCCTCGACCGCGCGCAGCTGGTTCAAGTACGGAGTCAGAGCGGCAGGATCGACGTTGCGATGGCGCGCCTGAGCTTCGTAATAAGCTGCCGTGGTTCGGCCGCCCGACTCCATGGCCATCGTGGTGCGCTGGATCGACGCGATGATGTTGCGCTGTGCAGATTCGACACTGCGCGCGGCGCCGGCGGCGCTGGCGCCCGATTGCGTGATCGCCTGGCCAGCGCGCTGCGCGGCATCGATCGCTGGGCGCAGACCAGCTTCGACGCCCGAGGCATCAGCTACCACCCGAATTGTTGCGTTGTTGACGATATCGGTCATGGCGAGCCCTGAATAAAAGAAGCCCTGTCGCATGAGCGTTCAAGGCTGATTGGTATTTTTTTAGTCGCCTCGGTCGTGCATGGCGCCGAGCGCCGCATATTCCATCGTCTGTATGTCTCCCTCGAGGTCGTCATATTCTTCGGCCGACAGATTCATTCGATCCATCTTGCGTTGCAGCGGGCCGTAGTCGAGACCGATGACCCCCATGCCACCAGCGCGCCACTGCGTGCGCATGTACGAAAACAGCACGTAGGCGCCCCAGTTCTCCGGCCAGACCTCCACGTCTTCATCCGGGAAGTCTTCGGGCGTGAGGCACGCCGCCTCCATTTCAGCCAGGTCCTTTTTTGAAAGACCCGGCTTGTAAATGGATTCAGCGATCGCCTTTAGTTTCCCAGGCGGCCTTCGTTGATCGCAGCGCGATAGTCTTCCTTGATCGCTTCGGCCATGGCTGGCAGCGTGTCGATGAGCTCGGCCACGCCATCGCGGTCGAAGTCGGCGTCGAGGTTCCAGCCGTCCACGATCGCGAGGATGTAGTCGACCAGCACCTTCGCTTGGCGTGCCACGATATCGGCCTGGGTCAGCGTGAATTCGGGGATCGTTTCACCTGCAGCCTTGGCTTTCTCGACAGCAGCCTTGAAACGCTCGATCTCGACGTTCGCTTCGTCCTTCAGCGTGGCCTGGAACTTGTCGGTCAGCTCCGCCAATTCCGAACGGCTGCGGTATTTGTAGGTCACTTCCATACAGCCGGTCGAACCGTCCAGCATCGTGCACTTCACTTCTTTCTTGAAGCCGGTTGGACGTTTGCCGAGGACGATTTTGTTTGCTTTGGTTGCCATGATTTTTATCTTTCAGATGGGTATAAAAAAACCGCGAGGGGCGACCTCGCGGCTGGGAAAAGCCTGCGAATGCAAGCTGGCAAAACTTGTTACGCGGCGTAGCGAACCGGGCGGTTCTGCAGCGCGCAGCCGCCTTTGACTGCCATGACGTTGCCCTTGGCCATGCTCGGCGTCTCGTCGAACGAGATGTAACCGTTGAACAGGATTTTGCTGCCGCTCGGCAGGTCGGCGCGGATAGCGGCGATCTTGCGCGAGTCCGCGATCTTCTTCATCGCGCCGTGGTGTGGCAGCAGCGGGTCGTCCGCGATCGTCAGCGCAAGACTCTGTGCGTTGTAACCGTCAGGCAGGTTGATGTCGTTCTCGTTTTCCATAAGGCTGACTGCGACGTACTTCGGATCGCCGCCGGACGGCTCGGCCGTCAACACCTGCTGGATCGGAACCCAGTTAGTGATTTTGCGCAGCGCGCCGGAGCCCATGCCGGCCGGGAAGAGGTTCACCTCGGTGGTGTCCATGCCTTCCAGGGTGACCGAGGTACCAGTCGCGGCCTTGGCACGGAACACGCGATTGGTCATGCGGCTCCAGCCGCCGACATACTCGAGGTAGTCGCCGGCGGCGAAGGTATTTGCTGCGGTGGCGAGGACCGTTTCCGTTGCGTTCGATGCGGCCGTGACGCTGACTGCAGTGGCGTAGATGGTAGCGATTGCGTATGCGGTACCGGTCGGGAGCGAGAGTGCCATTGAAGGGCCTTTCAGTGAAGAGGCCCGTTTCCGGGCCGTTGCGCCCGTTCGGGCAAAGAAAAAGCCGCCTGCGATTTCTCGGGGCGGCTGGGAATGAAACTGGTGGGGTCAGCAGAACAGCATGAATTCCTGCACGGCTCCGCGATATTCCGCATCGTATGTGTCAGCCGCGGTGGTCAGCACCTCGACCTGCAGCGCTCGTGACGCTCGGATCGCGTCTTCGGCTTGCATAGCCACCTGCGACGCCTCGACGGATGTCGCAGCCCACGTGTTGATCTGCACGCGCGTGAAGCGCTTGCTCGGGCGCTCACCGGTGACGAAATTGATTGGGGGGCCGCCGATAATTTGGTAGGTGATATACGGTGTCTGCGTCTCAGGTTCCGCGATCCCGGGAAAAACCCGGCCATTGACTAGGTCGCCCAGCACCTGGAAAATTTGCTCGTGCGGTGTCATCGTGTGTTCCTTGCCATTTGCTCGGCCAGCGTGCGCGTCATGAGGTCGACCGCCTCTTGCTTCTTCATTTCATAAGCAGGCCGCATGAACGGATATGCCCGAGTTCGCTTGTTTCCGTACTCGAGCTCTGCCGCGCGCCGGTGCGCCGCCCAGCCGATCGTGCGGCCGGTGCGTTTGCTGACCGTCGTATTTTTCGGAACAAACTTGTGCCCATTCTCCACCCAACGCCAGTAATAGGCGCCGTTCGAAGCTGCATTCCCGTTTCGAACCGTGACCAAATAGACCTGTTTCCTGGCCCCGTCAGATTCTTCCTCCATCCGCTTGACAATGATGTTGTCAAAAAGAATGCCGGTCTTTTTGTTCGACAGCGCGTTTTGCTTGGCCTGGTCGCGAAACAAGTCGGCGCCGGCGAAGCCAATGGTGCGCAGCATTTCTTCATCAACCACGCTACTGACCTGGTTGACGGTCTCCTGCACAGCCTCGATAAGGCTCGACGGATCAAAATCCATTATTTGGTCGCCTCGCACACAAGAAACACGAAGTCCCGATCCTTCGAGTCGGGTAGCACCGCTTTGATGTCGTAATCGATCCGCTTATAACGCGCCTTCATCGTCGCATCGACATCCGAGCGAACCCGGATCCTGATCGAACACTTCACGATCGATACGTCAGCATCTGCGCGCATGGCTTCGGCGCCGGACTGGAACTTTACATTCGCCCAAATCTCGGGAAGCGGCGTCCAGGCTTCTGGAAGTCGCTGGCCAGCACCATCCCGGGCCGTTGTGCGCCTGAGTAGCGCAATGCGGTCGTTCATCATGTGATCACTACCTCTGGCCACAGCAGCCGCTTAACGTGCTCGTTTTTCGTCTGCCCACCAGACTGGAAGTGCTCGCTCAAGCGCGCCAGGATGAAGCCGGAGATGGCGTCCGGGACGGTCGTGTGGTCGGGTCCGTAGCCGCACCGGATTTGAGCCTCGACCGAGTTGACCGAGCGTCCCGTTGCTGGCCAGGCGCGGCCCGGCGCGGCAATGATGAAGCCCGGCTCGCTTTCGCCGTCGACTTGGTAGTCCTCCGGGTGAAGCGTCTGCAGGACTAGGTCGGCATCGTAGAACTTCAGGTGCACTACTTGGAGCAGCGGCGGCCGGCGGAGCGCGATCGCACCGTTGAAGCCGTCCAGCGTCAGGCGCCAGGTCTGCTCCATCACCGCGCGGTTCGTTTCGCCTTCAGCTTCAGTGGTGTAGGTCCGGATAGCACGCTGAATTTCTCCGTCAAGGGGCGACGTCCCGTCTTCGCCGACGTCCACGCGCGCCGCGGTGCGTGCTTCGGTCATCGATACTGCCAGGCCGACAGGAGGAGTAATCAGCTTCCAGCTCATCGTGTCGTCCCCTGCACTGCTGGCGGGCGGCCGGTGCCGTGCTGCGTGCCAGGTGCTGCAGGCGCGCGGGCGTACTCGACAGCGGCCTCTTCTTGCTGCTTGAGCAGCTCGGTGTTCGGCACGCTCGGCAGTTGCGATGCATCGATCATCAGTTGTCCACCCTTTTAAATTGAATGGTTCGGTAGAACCGCTCGCTGTTGGCGCAGTCGATGCGCAGGTCGCAGTAATTGATGCCGGCCGGCAAGGTGTCCATGCCGCCCAGCTTCACCAGGATCAACGACCCCTGGATCACCGCCGGCACGAGCTCCACCACGCCGACTGGCAGCGCTTTCACTTGAGTCGCGCTGGTGTTGCTGTCGGCCAGGTCGTTGCTGATGTCGGCCACGAAATAGCTCTCGTCGTCCGCATCCTTCTCCAGCGACCACGAGCCCACCTGCTGCTTGAACCAGATCGTGCGGTCGAACCGCTCGCCGTTCGCGCACTTGACGCGGAACGTGCAGAAGTTGACCGCGCCCATGGCTGCGTTGAACCCGCCCAGCTTCACCACGATCAACTTGCCCTGAATGACAGCCTGCTGAAGGACTGTCACGCCAGCGACGATGGCCTCGACCTCCGCAGCAGTAGTGCCGCGCTCGGCCAGGTCGATCGTGATATTTGCCACCCAGTAGCGTTCGTCGAGCGGGTGCTTCTCGCTCCACCATTTGCCTGCCTCGAGGTAGGGAGCGTTTGGCGTGCGCGCGCCTGGCACGCTGCCAAACGCCACCACGCGGGTGCCGCCCGGGAATGCAACCCGGCGGGATTCAGCAACCGTCGAGGCCACCACAGCACTCTGCGCCGGCTGCTCGGCCAGCGTGGTGAAGCTCGCCGACAGAGGCGTGGCGCGGTTGCCAGCAGCATCGAAGGCGCGCATGCGCACCGCGTGCGCAGTGCCGGCGGGTCGCCCCGAAACCACGACCGAACGTGCCGCGTTCGGGATAACGGTGTAGCTCGCGCCGCCATCGATGCTGTATTCATAGCCGGCAACGCCGACTGCATCTGTCGCTGCTGAGCACGACAGCGTAGCGCCCGACGTGGTGGGCGCGGACACCGTGATCTCACCGGTCATTACCGGCGCGGTGGTATCGGCGGCAGGCTCTGCGATAGCAGCCAGGTAGGCGGATACTGCATTGCTCAGCGCGGCCTCTTGCGCCGCAGTGCGGCCAGAGCCGGCGATGAACATGCTGTACTGTCGGAGGGTGCCGTTCACGCCTGACGTGTTGTTGCCGGAATTGCGGTTGCCGAGGAAAATCGAATTGCTAGACTCGCCAGCGTCCGTGTTGACCGTGTCGGTCGTGTGCACCTGCGCACCCTGGTTGTACAGCGCGCATGCGCCCATCGATTTACGGCTCACACTCCATAGCCCCGATACGTCGGGAATTCCGTTGTACGTATTGTCGGCACTGGTGTTCGAGTTGTTCAGGCGGAAATTAGCCGTACTTGGCGACTGAGCCGCTGTGACAATCACGCTCCGGCCAGTCGTCGTTGAGTTAAAGCCAAGGTCGACGCCTGACGTCCCGATGTTGCCCCGCAGATAGTAGGCATAGCTGACGTTGCCCGGCTCCAGCTTCGAATCGCCAGTCACAGGATTGACGCCCGTGTTAATGAAGCTCGCCGTGCTGGTACCCGTGAAGCCTTGGTCTGCGGTGAAGGTCATACCGGAGTTGACGGCGGTGACAGCCCCGCTCTTCGCATTGACGCGCGCAGCTTGCTCGGTCGGCGATGCGTAAATCTGCATCACTGAAATCCCCGACCACAAGCCATTGCTGATCAGCGTGTCGAAGAACGACGCCAGCTTGGTGAGGCGGTCACTCGACGGCGCCACCGTCATGCGCGAAGCGTAGAGCTTGGCGGTCTCCGTACCCGAAAGGCCTTCTTCGTACATCAGGTCACCATGGATCACAACGCCGTTCGGGCCGTAGTGCACGGTATCCGACCCGTCGATGGTGACGGAGTCCGCGCTGAACCACCGGCAATACGCCTTCGTCTCGCCGACCGTCTGCTGGGCGGCGCGCACTGGCGCAGGGTTTGCCCAGGTAGCAGTCTGGATGCGCGAGATAACGAATGGCGTAGCGCTTGCAATGACGCCACTGCTGCGCACTGCGTCGATGAAGGCTGAAAGGTTCGCGCCGTATGCATTGGCCGCGTCGAGCGTCGAGCCTGCATCGTTCTCGCCTTGCGTCCAGTTCATGGCGCGAAGGTTGACAGTTTTCCCTGCTGCGGTCAGGTTGGATTTGGCATCAGCGGCCCAGGCCACGAGCTCGTCGAACAGATCGTCGCGCAGCGCCGGGTCCCAACAACCGCGATTGGCGGTGCGAGCAGCTTGCGAAAGCGATGTGGTGCTGTGCGCTTTCTTGACCATGTACAACGGAACGCCGGGATTGTCGACCTTCCAACGCCGGGCATATTCGGCTTCGGCGCCGAAATAGTTCTGTGACGTGTCAGGGTACTTGCCGCCCTTCAGGTGAGCTGCGGACGTAACTTGCGCTTGATAAGTAACCCAAGCCTTGCCGAACGGATCCCAGATGAACACGTCGCTCATCGGCCCGGAGATTGCACTCGGGACGGTCTGTGCGTTTGTCGTGCCGTTGCTGTTGCACTGCGACTGTCCAGCGAAGATAACCAGTTGCGCGACGGCCATATTTTTATTTCGCTTTTTTCAGGGTTTCAGGGGTGGCGCGACTTCGGCGGCCGGCATCGTGGCCAGGTGTTCGGCGGTCACGTCTTCGTTTCCAGCTCGATAGTTTTCATTCGCCCGCGCCGCTCGTACATCACCGTGGTGATGCCGCGCTCGCGCAGCATGTCCAGCGCACGTGCATGCGTCGCGCGGTCGATCTTGCCGACGGCGCCGTGCACATACACGGTGCTGCTTGTCAGGTGGGTGACCGTGATGATCCCTTCGTACGCGCGGCGCGCTTCGTAGCCGCCCGGCGCGGAGTACGCGCGAATGGTCGAGACCTCGGGGGTCATATGTAGATGGGTCATCACGGTTGCTTTCTCTTAGCGCTGTGCCGGGTCGGCGCGCGCGGTGCGTGCCTGCCCGGCGCCGGAGATGCAGAAGATTACTTCGCTGGTTTTGCGGCTTTGGCGTCTTCTTCGTGCGGTTTTGCGACCTTCCCGTCGATCAGGATCTTGGCCTGGTCGGCCTCGAATCCTGCGACGTCGCCTGGACTGTAGATTTTCCAGGGCTTGATGAATTCGACTGTTTGCATGATGCGGTTCCTTGATGAAGGGTTGGCCGACCTGCAGCAGCAGGCCGGCAGTCAGGTCGCTTTAGGCGCCCCAGGTGACCGCAGTCAGAATCGCGATCGATTCGACGTGGCGCGGGCCGAAGTCGTGCTTCGCGATGACGCGCACCAGCGTTTGGTCACGCTGGAAGGCGCTCACGAGATTGCCGCCTTCGTCCTTGTACGTCGCTTCTTTCGAGTAATCGATCAGAAGCGTTTCGTCTTCGCCGATGAAGCAGTCGTTGAAGTCCACGAAATAGATTTCCGACTGGTTCGAGCTGGCGCCCAGGTTGTTCGGGATCTGGGTCGTCTTGCCGACTGGATAGCCCTTCAGGTTCCCGTCCTTCATCTCGGGGTAGACCTTGTTGCCGTTGCCGTCGCGCAGGCCTTCCAGGAAGCGGAACGAACGCGGCGACATGATCCAGCCGGGCGCACCCATGTTGGCGTTCACGTTTTCCAGAGCCAGGATCAGCTTGTTCAGATCGTTTTCGATCTTCTGCAGCGTGTCACCTGCGGACGCCGCGAATTTGAACCCGGCCAGCGCCCAGGCCAGCAGACCTTTCGGGGTTTCCAGGGTGCCGTCGTCGCGGATGAAGGCCTTGTCTTCGCGCGAGCTCATGGCGCCAGTCAGGTCATCCACCACCAGCTTGTCGACGTTCGGGCTGGTGCCGGCGTAGGCCAGGAGGTCGTTCGAAATCGGTACCAGGCCGGTCAGCTTTTTCGCCGACAGCTTCAGGTTGTCGAAAGTCTGGCCAGTCACGCCGATATCGGAATCGCTACCGGTGTAGCCAACGACTGCACCACCCTTCAGGCGCGGCAGGGTGATGTTGCCGTTCGTGAGCGGCAGCGTGCGCGCGCCGAGCCGGCGGACAACCGACTGCGGACGCCACAGCTCGATCACCTCGCGGGCCATGTTTTGCGGGACGAGCACGCCGCCGGCGCCAGGCGTCAGGGTGTTCAGTGCCATCGCGACGTCTTCACCGAAGTGATTGTCCATCGCAAACTTGGCGGCCACCTGCTGATTGCCTTGAGCGACAACCAGTGCGCGCACCATGCGCGACATGCCGGTACCGGGCACGCTTGGCATGCGCGGCGTCGCCGGCATGCTTGCAGCGGCTGCAGGCGGTGCTGCGGGTTGGTGGATCGCCGACAGGGCGCGGTCGACAGGCACGGCGGCCGCAGCGGCCATGCTCTCGGATGCTTCCATGCGGGTGATCTGCGCGGTGAGCTCGCCGAATTTGGTTTGCAGACCGGCGAACTCCACCAGCTGTTCCGCGGTCAGTTGACCACCGCCGGCTTCGATCAGGGCCAGGGCTTGCACGCTGGCGTTGACCTTGGCGCGTTCGCTGCGGAGTTCGTTAATGGTTGGCATATTGCCTCTCCTAGAATTGAAAAAGCCGCCTCGAGGGCGGCTTGGTTGCTTGTCCCGCGAACGCGGTCAAATTTGGGTTTGGAGCGCCATTGCTTTTGCGCGGGCGCCGATGGATTGCTTCGAATTGCGGGAGACGCGCGCGTCACGTGCCTGGGCAGCGATGCGGTCAATGGCAGCTTGGGGCGTCTCGATACGATCGGCGAAACCGACATCGATACCTTGCTGACCCATGAACACGCCAGCCTCGGTGCTGCGCACCGCGTCAGCGCCGATACCACGGTACCGGGCGACGGAGTCAACAAACTGACCGTAATATCCCTGCACCATGTCATTCAGAAACTTGAGTGACTGGTCAGTCAGCGGCTCATGCGGACTCAGGTCGTTCTTGTGCGCGCCAGCGTAGACCGTTGTCACCTTCACGCCCATTTGCTCGTTTCGGGCCGAGACATCCATGTGCTTGGCGATCACACCGACAGAACCAACGCCTGAAGTGCGCGACATGGAGACGTTGCCAATCGCAGAGGCGATCAGGTAACCGGCCGAGTAGGCGCTGTAGTGGGTGATCGCGCTCATCGGCTTGACGCCGCGCGCTTCGAAGAGGAAGTCAGCCAGCTCGAAAGCGCCGACGGTGCTGCCGCCAGGGCTGTCGATGTCGAAAGCGATTTGTTCAACCGCTGGATCCGCGAGCGCTGCGCTGACTTGGCCACGCAGCTGCTCGTAGCTGGTCATGGTTTCACATGGGTTCATCTGCATGCTGCGACTCACCAGCACGCCATGCACTGGGATGATGGCCACGCCAGTATCTGCAATCATCTGACGGCGCGATGACTCGGCCCGCATGGCGGCCGTTTCGTACAGGCCATTATCGTCATCCATCATCTGGGGCTGCGCGCCGTTGAGGCTCAGGTTGACGATGTTCAGGCTCATTTGCTGATTGGCCCATGCCGCAGCCTGGTCTAGCATCGACTCGGTCACCATGAGTGGCTGATTAAAAATCATGCCGGCGATGCGGAAACGGTTCTTCATGCAAGGATTCCTTGAATTTCGGCGACTTGCTCAGCGCTCGCCTTGACGGGCGTAACCGGCAGCGGCTTGGCCGCGTCGACCATGTTGAGTGGCTGCAGGTACGTGTTGCCACCCTTGATAGGGGGCAGGTTTTCCAGGCGACGGATGTCGTTGACGGACAGCCATCCCCACTGGCGAGCGACCGCGTATGCGGCGTAGCGTGATCCTTGGTCGCCGCGCAGCAGGCCGGAGACGTTGAACTCGATGTAGTACTCGTCCCGCTCACTCGGGAGCAGCAGGTCGCGCATCATCGCCTGCTCGTGCCGCTTGATCCATGGCAGCAGCGTGTAGATCACGAATTGGATCGCCTGGTGCTCGATGTTCGAGAACGTGGCCTTGTCCAGCTCCCCGATCATGTGCGGCGGCACCTTGTAGATGCGCGCGATATCGAGCGAAGTCAGCTTCAGGGCCGGGATCAGCTCCGCGTCGACGTTGGTCATTGACAGGGGCTTGAACGTCATCCCCTCCTGCAGCATCGCCACGCGCTTTGCGTTGGTGCTGCCACCGTACATCTGCTGCCAACGGTCGGTGATTCGATCAATGACGCTCTGGTCCTTGATCGGCGACGACTCGCGCGGCCGCTCGATCACACCCGACAGCGCGGTCCCGTTCAGGAACGACTTGCCGGCGTACTGCTGGATCGCCTGGGCGTGGCCGATGGCGTTCGCGTGCAGCATGATCGGCGACATGCCGACGTAGTTGTTCAGGCTCCACCACCGGACGTGGTGCACCATGCGCTGCGGGATCGGCTCTTGACCGTCGATTCGGTAATACGGCAACAAGTCTGGGCCCTTGAGCACCTGGACACTCTCGGTGTCGACCGGATAAAGCCCGGTAACCGTGCCGTCGCCATCACGGCCGATCAGGCTGATCGAGTTGCCCCGGGTACCCGCCTTCAGCTGGCTGTTCTCGCGATATTCGAACGGCGTCTGCCACTCGTTCGGGGCATACGCCAGGATCCTGTAAAGAGGATGGTCCTTGGCCGGCTCGCGACCGCCATCCTCAGTACGGCGGAACAGCTCGAGCGGCAGTTGCGCGATGCTTTCGGCGATCAAAGTTACGCACGCCTGCAGCGAAGTCAGCGTGAGGGCCGACTCGACAGTCACCAGCGGTCCCGCATCGGAGCGCGCTCCACCCAGGCCGGAAAGCCAACTGCCGCCGCCGGCGCTAACCTGCGGGCTAAAAAACTGTTTGGCGAACATCCGTTATTCCTTGATGCCACCGCGCGCCATGGCGCGGGCAACGGTGTAAGACCAGAACAGCAGGCCAGCGCCAGCGACGATGAAGCCTGCTGGCACGAAAATCATCCCGGCGCCGACGGTGATCGAAAGCAGGCCGATGATGCCGGCGACGAGGGTCGCCCAGTCAATAAAGTTCATATGCAAACGCCCTCGTCGTAAATTGAAGTGGTCTGGGCCGCCTCCGGGTTAAGTGCCATTAGCTGCACCGCATTGAATAGCGCCATCAGCGGGTCGATCTTGCCGGTGCCAGATGCCTGCTTGGTAATGAGCGCCGCGTTACCACGTGGCTCGATCTTGGCGTTACTGACGCACCAGTTCATGAGTGGTTGGCCCCCATGCAGCAGTACGCCTTCGGCCAGCTTCCGCTCAGTTACGCTGATCGCGCCGATGAGCTTCCACCCTTGTGACACGCCAAAGCACTTGGCCTCGTCGATCTCGGCGTCGATCAGCGCCTGGAACATGACCTTGTGGGTCTTCTCCGGGTCTAATCCGACGGATGCAAGGAGGCCCGACTCGTTGACCTCCTTGACGACTGCCGCCACCTGGGCGACATCACCAGGCAACTCCTCAATGATCACCAAGTCCCCCTGCTCCTGGAAGTCGGTGTATTTGCTTTCCTCGCTTTTGCGGCGCTCCATCGCGATTGGGTGTGCCCAGGCTCGCGTCCATGCAAGCCACTTGCCAGTGTTTCGCTCACGGCCAACGAAAGCCAGACCCAGCAAGTCATCTAGGCCGCCACCGTCGATGCCGGCCGTGATGACCTCGCAACGCGCGAGCAGCTCGTGGAGCGTGATTCCGGGCACCTTCGCCTGACGCTCCCAAAAGTCGGCACCAACCCAGCGGTCCGAGCGCAGATTCAAGCCGATTTCGACATTGCCGTGCTTCGACAGGAAGCCGCGCAGCGAAGCCTCGCCCTCGATCTCGGCCTTCATGAATTCGCGCTCTAGGAATGCGCTGTCGACGGAGTACCCGTAGTTCGGGTTCACCATCGGGAGATTTTCGAGCTTGAGGTGCTGCTTCGCCTTCACCATCTCCGGCGGATGCTCGTAGATGATCGGCACGAACTGCGGGTCGTGTATTTTTCCGTCCCGGACGTCGCGGGCGTATTGCAGTTTTTCTTTGAAGATGCCGGCAGGTGGTTCATCACTCTGCGTCGTCACCCAAATAACGAAGCCCTCCGGACGAGATGCCAGGCCGCCCAGCGCCTCGCGAAACATATCCTTCGCGTTTGCTTGTTTTCCGAACAACCACAACTCTTCGACGAGCGTGCCGACTGATTTCTTACCCGCGACCGTCGCGCTATCAGTTGCGATCACCCTGAGGGTCGAATTCTTCTCGCGGTGCGTCAGCTTTTTGACGTGCTCTTGCACGTGAATCAGGTCGAGCAGTTCGCTGTAATCGTCTTCATCCAGGTAATTCACCATGTCCCGCGCCGGGTTGTAGCTGTTGTCAGCCACTTCCTTGGTGGGGGCGAGGATGGTGAACTCAGCCGACTGGCGCCAGTTCCGGATTAGGCAGGTCAGCATGATCGAGGCTGCCAGGCCAGACTTGAAGTTCTTCTTCGGCAGCATCACGAACCACTCTTTGATCAGCCGTCGGCCACTCTGCGCGTCATACGCGCCGAACACCGATGCTGCCAAATCGAACACCCATTGGCCTGATGCCTCGCCGATTCGAGGGCTGCCGGGTGCGTCTACGATCCGCAACTCGCGCATCACCTCCAGATTAGCCTCGGCTTCCTCTGGAAAGATGGGTGGCGGAATGATCGAACGGCCGGATCGAAGTCGCTCCGCCCAATCAGGGCACGCTGTTGTCCATTCCGGCATCACAACCTCTTACCGTTCGCCGCTGCCAACTTTGGCGGCTCGGATGAGCCGAATTTTCCAGCGCCAGCCTTGCGCGCCGCGACCTGTTTCTGATCTTTCTTCCCGCCCTCGCCCAGCTTCTGATGCTTAAACGGCAGCATCGCCTTCGCCGCATCGATTCGAAGTCGAAGATCGGCCGCCGGCTCGTTCATGACCTGAGTGAGGAATTCGACAGGGTCGGCGGTTGGCGGAATCTCGATCGCGTCGTCGACTGGACCGGGCGTCGCCGGTGCCTTCGTGCCTGCGATAGAGGCCGGCTGACGGCGCTGATCGAGGTAGGCTTTAACATCCGGATCTTTAACATTTCGGGACCCGGCTGCCGATGCCGTTTTTTCACTGAAGCCGGCACGAATTGCCGCTTCCTTATTCGAGAACCCGGCCAAAACGGCATCGGCGAAGGCTCGCTTCTTGCCTGTTAAAGCCATTAACAATTTCCTCCAGGGGGACTTTTTTCTGCGCGTGAGTTGCTAGTCGGTGTCCGGGCCCAAGGCGTTGTAGACTTACAACACCCCCTCCCCTTGCCCACCTTCGTCAGCCGCACGACCGCTCTGCAGCCTCGCGCGCCGTCTTGGCGTCGTGGCATGGAACGCACAGCACTTCCTTATTGGTGTCGTCGTCGCTACCGCCCTTCCAGAGCGGGATAGTGTGGTCGACCGGACCACCTATGGTGGTGCGACCTTTGCGCTTGCACTCCTGGCACAAACCGCAGTCACGTGCGCGGATGCGATCACGATCACGCACACCGGCAGACCCGCGCTTGCGTTCCACTGTTTCGGGTCGCTGCGTCGGCAACATGGTGACTCTGCTTGCCGCAGGCCGCAGCTGGGTTCGTAACTGCTGCAGCTTCACGACGATTCGAACTTGATGCCGCGATCAACGACCCAGTCGATCAAGCGATTAGCGATCCACGAAAGCAGAAACGCACCAGCCAGTGCCGGGCGGGTCCACCAAGCCACTCGGGCACGCAAAGTAAGGGCGACGGTAGCCATCAGGTGGCCTTCCATGGCTCGGGTGCGCGCTCTATGCCCTGTTCACGTAGCGCCGCCGGGGCCGCGAAGAGCGCACGGATAACCTGCTTCACATTGGTGGGGACTTGGCGAGCCGCCTCGACAATGGTCGTGCCTGGACCGCCATGGCCTTTGGCGCGCAGGATAGTCTGGGCTTCTTCGCACGTAGCCATGTGTTCAGCAAGTTGGTTCAGGCGATGAAGGTCGGCGGCCTTGGCTGGGTGCGCACCAGGCCCGAGCACGGCGCGAAGCATCTCGGCGCGATAGATGCGTGCGATGTCGTTCATGCGATACCTCGAATCCGATTGAATGTTGCTTGCTCCTGCGCCTTGAGCAAGCGATGGCGCATCCATTCCAACTCCTGCGCGACCGTCATGCTATTTCTCCCCGAAGCCCGGCACGTCTTGTGCGGACTCGGTCTTGAACGAGATGATCCAGATCAGTACGAGCAATCCGACCAGCGTCCACAGCACGCCGAACGCCCAGCCCGGCGCGCCGAGGCGATCGAGCAGCAGCCAGAACAGGATGGCGAGACCGAGCGGCGAACGCATCGGCAGGGACGACGACTTGATGACGGTGCTGCGCTTCATGCATTACCTCGGCAAAAGAAAAGCCGCCCGGCGCATGGATGCGAGGGGCGGCGGAGCTACACATACTTAGCGTTTTAGCTGTCGAAAGTATTAAGGGAAAAGCCACGCCTTTGGAAATCCCACCAGAGGAAATGCGGGCAGAAGCCGGTCAAGCTGTGGACTCACATCCTTCGGGAAATTAGAGGGACACATAATGGAAGAAACCAACCTCTGAAAGCCATGAAACAAGAAAACATCGACAATCTGCTGAAACTAATCATCGCAGCAACACCGTTACTGCTAGCCATTGCATCACTTATTGAAGCAATAAAAGCATAGGGCTTGGCGGGCGCAGCGCCCAGTAACACTGGTGCGCCGAAAGTGCGCTCGTCGTATCTGGCTGCGGCAGACATGCACGAAAACATGAGTAAAAAAGCCCGAACGTTTAACGAATCAGGCTTTTCTTCAGACGTGCAAGAGCAGCAAAGGCTGGGTGCTGTCGCGAGTTCCGGTTATCGGTGGCGCTTGCGCGCACTTTACGAGGCCGAAAGAATGTAGGAGCTCAGTTTACACGAAACGCTGTTTGCATACACAGTATTTCAGCGAAGCGATCACGCCGGTTGCATCCGCATCTTAGCGCTGGCACGCGCTGCATGGCTGTCGGCGATGCTGTGCAACTCGCTGACCATGTTCAGCGTATGTTCGCGGACGAATCCGGCCGCCATCACCAGCGGACCTTTGCCTGAGCCAGAGCAGCACTTGCATGCGCGCGCCTCAGCAACGCCAGTACCACCGCATGGATCGCACAGGCCGTGTAGCCAGTGGGCCAACGAATGCTCGGCGACCGTCCGATACAGCTTGATCGCCGCTTCCGCATCCCAGGCGGTGTTCTCCGGCACCCAGCGGCGCGCGCGGCCGCGCTTCGTCACCTCGGCGGTCCAGAGGATCAGCAGTCGCGCCACGAGCGACACGCCGCTCTCCACTACAGTCGCATCACCTTGAAGCGCCTGACGGCACTCAGCCTCGCGGCTCGCATCCTTATTCCGTATGGCGTCGGTCAGCGCCTTTTCAACCAGGTTGCGCATGGCCACCGCGTGGGCCATGTTCTGAGTTGCCGTGCCAGCGTACTTCGCCCGTTGCAGCAGCGCGCCCAGGTGGCCAGCCGCAGTCGAGGCCAGCGCCGAGGCAAGAAGCGGCTCGGCCTGGCAGTGGCGCTCATCGTCCTGGAGGCTCGATGCGCTCAATGCGGTGATGTAGCGATCAACGAACCCCATGATTTAACACTCTCTAAAACACGACAACAGCAGCGTACCATACCGGACCTAATTATTTCCACTGGTAATGTGTTTATTTTTTACATTGTTGTGAGTAAACGTCACGTGAGCAACGTTGTTTAACTTATCTCAATTTTTTATGCTGCTCGGGTCTGGTCGGCAATAGGCGTAATCTCAAGGTCCGCTCCACAAGAAAGCCAGCAAAATGCGAGCATTTATATTGGTAGTTGAACGAGATCTGCACACTCGCGAAGTAATTATCGACATGTGTGCCGCGTTGGGTCACCTTGCATTGGGCGCGTCCACGCCATTTAAAGGCCTGAGAATGTTGGAAATGATTGTGTTTCAAGCCATGGTGATCAGCCCTGGCGCAACAATTTTTGGCGAGCCAAGCTACGCTGTAGAGACAAAAAAAATTCAGCCAAAATTGAAGGTGATAATGACTGCTGCAGTTGAGCTACCAGACTTCCTAAAATCGCCAATCGACGCATTCATTCAAAAACCGTTTCCACTTCTCGTACTTAAACGAGCGTTGACGAAAATATTCATCCAAGGCGGCCCGTTCAATGAATAGTTTAGTTGAGCGCAGAATCGACTCCCACACTCAGATGCTGGTCGAGGTTGGCGTTAGACTATGTAGGTCTCAAGGTCTGGATTACGCCCGACAATTCTTGGAGGACGTGCATGTTCCGCAAAGCATCATCGAACGTGTATTGGAACTGGATCCACAATCATCTTCTGATGCGCGCATCAGACATGTCAGATATCAAAATATATGCCCGGCCACGCAATAAGTTAATGCCAACTTAAATTGTCAAAAATCGTTGGACTTATTGGATGTACTCAAAGCTTCGCGCCAACAATATCGCCCCGCGCGCCCTAAGCTGGACTATTCGGGCAATGCAGGACGTAGTCCATTTCCTACTGACGCTCGGGGCAAACGCTGACCTGAAACGAAAACTCAACCTATAACATTGAATGTTGATCAATGTTAAAGGGCTTTTCAGAATGAAAATTGCTCTTGTAGTAGAGGATGATCCTCTGTCCGCGTCCAAGCTTCAGATACAGATGAGGCTACTCGGCTACACCACGTTCGTTGCATCAACATCAGCTAGAGCACTCAACATCGTCAAGGTGTGCGGCATTGACGTAATCCTGATCTCAGTGCCGACTCGCTTTAGTGAGAGACGGTCTTTTGCCGGTGAACTTAAGAGCCTTCTGCGAACTGCGACTGTCGTTTTGATCACGGATTGTGACGTCATCCACTCACATGCTAGATCCCATCGGTACTCCGGCCTCTCTGCCGTCCTGAGAGGCCCATCCACCTTGTTGGCGATCTGGCGAGTTCTCGAGTATGAACGAGACGGCTTCGGCTGTCATCCTGGTTGGGTCGCCGCGAAGCAAGAACGTCGCGTGCCACTCCAAATTTCTGCTGATCATTAATCAAACGTAGAGCTTGAATTTACGGGCGCGCTTCGATGTGGTGTGTCACTTTTGTGGCAGTAAAGCTGAGTTATTCTGCTAAACTCGCACCATTTTCAACTGAGGTACAAGACTGTGGCCGCACCATCCGAACCGGTAAGTGCTCTAACTCTTATCATGTCCAGCGCTGTGGTTAGTGCTGGGGTCAATGTCGCGTGGAGCGTGATAACAAGGCTGCTAGATCTGCGACGCGAAAAAACAAAGATCGCCCATGAGTACTTATCCCTCGTCTTGCAGCCAGAGGAATTTGTTCGGCTTTGCAATGAGCGCCTCTACGACATAAGTGAGGCCATGGATCGTTACAGGGGCTTCCAAGATTCCGCGGCATTCAACGGTCTTGGCAGAATACCTCTCGATTTCAAGCCTGAGCCTAATTGGTCCTCGCTGCCGATTCCATTCGTAGCTAATATGAAATCGCTCCCAAACCGTTTCGAACAATGCGACCGATGGATCACTGCGCAATCCGAATGGGCGGGCCTTGACGATGCCTACGAGTTCGAGGAGGAGCGACTCGCTTTCTACGCATTGAAGGCAGCAAAAATCGCCGCGGAAGTGCGTCAACAGATTGGTGCCGGAGATGGGGATTTGGGCGATTTAGTGACGCACTTAGAATCGGTGATAGCGCAACGACGAGCAGTTCATTTGAAGGACCCTAGTCGACGTGACTATATTCCCGAGCTCAGAGCGCATTTCGAGAGTGGAAGCCCATAACTTGCCTTTCATGACAAGCCCGCAGCTGAGCTGATCTTCTCCTGCGCCTGCACTGCCACATCGAGGTTCTTCTCCAAGTATCCCATCGTGGTCGTGAAGCTCTTGTGCCGCATAACCCGCTGCACGGTTTGGATGGGCACGCCGGCTTCGGACATCAGTGTGGCGAACGTCCCGCGCAGGCGGTGCGGCGTGATGCCCTTGACTGCGCAGGTCTCATTGGCGCGGCGGATCGCCTGGCGCGCGAACCCGGACACGAACGCTTGGCCGTCCGGCTTCGCCACGATCAAGCCTGCAGCCTGGCGCCGTGTATCCAGGTGCTCGCGCAACCAGCCCGCCATCGGCACCGGCTCGGCCTCCCTGCCCTTCGTGATGCCGGGCGTGTACGTCTTGCGCGCCCAGTCGATCCACTCCCAGCGCGCGCTGATCGCCTCACCCTCGCGCAGGCCCAGCCCGAACATCAGGCGCACGGCGGTGCCGATCCCCGGCGCGTGCGCTGTGGCCTCGTCCACGGCGGCGAACCACGCGCGCGCCGCGGCCAACGGCAGGATCGAGCGCGGGCGCTTCTGCACCTTGAGCATGGACACGTGCCACGGCATCGCCGCCAGCATGCCGCGCTTGACCGCCCACATGGTTAGCAACTTGACGATCCGCAGCCAGTGGTTCGCGCTGGCCGGCTTGTGTGTCAGCAGGTACAGGTTGCGCGCCAGCTCGACGTCGAGCGTGGTGATCTCGTTGATCGACTTGGCGCCCAGGTCAAACATATGCAGCCGCCGGAACAGCTCGACGCTGCGGATGTGCGGGGCGCTGGACACGGGCCGGTGCACTTCGATCCATGCGTGCGCCAGCTCGGCCAGCGTCGGCACCGGCTCGCCGCCGTTGGCGCGCAGCACCACAGCGTCATACTCTCGCTGCGCGACTTGCTCGGCGGCGCGCCGGCTGGCCAGCCCCGTGCTGCGGCGGTATCGCGTGCCAGCCACCTGAAACCGGTAATGCCAGACGCCGCCACGCTTGAATACGTTTGCGCTCATAGGCCACTCCCCCGACTAGATCCGCTTGACACTGTTGGGCACTGTCCGATTTGACCAGACGGCGCTAGTTGGTAGAAAATTGGCATTACAAACCCTCTATCACAATCGCAGGACAACTTATGGGAGAGTCTTTCATGAGCGCATTTACGCCTATGCAGTCGTTCAACCCATGGGATGAAGGTGATTACCGCGTGTATGGCTCTGCGGCTCTTACCCCCGATGGCAACTACTGGCCTGCTTATCAGATTGACCGAGTTCACGGCATTCCCAATCCTCCTCAGCAAGCAGTACCGTTGCATCAGGTCGAGGAACAAAGCTTCGCGACGGAGGACTTGGCCAAGATGATGGCCGTCTCGCTTGGCGTCGGCCGTGTTCGTGCCCAAGATCGGTTGGGCTGCTGAGGTCAGGACCTCGTACTCTTCGGAGTTGACACGCATTGCGTTGCGCAGTGCCACGCTGGCGAACGGGTGCTTACCCTTCAAAACATTTGGGTTTGTACGGCGATTGATGAGCGGCAGTGTGACGGCGGCGAATTGGATGCTCATGCATCGAATCTTTCTCTGCCACGGCCGCGCGGCGCGGCCGGCGACGGCGTGCCGCCGGTCCACTGCTCGAACCTGCAGGTGGCTCCTTCGAACCGGAGTGGAATGTCGCCCAGCGCGCCGCTGCGCTGCTTCCGGATCAGTACTTCGGCAAAGCCGCGCACGTCCTCGTTTTCTGGCTCGTACATTTCAGGCCGGTGCACCAGCATCACGATATCCGCATCCTGTTCGATCTCGCCGGAATCGCGTAGGTCAGACAGCATCGGGCGCTTGTCTGGGCGGCCCTCGACCTGGCGATTCAGCTGCGCCAGTGCGATGACAGCAACGCCCAGCTCCTTGGCCAGAGCTTTGAGGCCGCGCGAGTACGATCCAATCTGCTCGTGCCGCTTGTCGCCCTCTCCTCCCGTCATCAGGCCCAGGTAGTCGACGATGATGACGTGCAGGCCGTGGCGGCGCTTCCACGCCTTCGCCTTCATGCGTAGCTCGAGCAGAGTGATCGCCGGCGTGTCGTCGATCGCAAAACGGACGTCGTCGAGTTTGATGACGCCGGCAGTCACGCCCGCCCAGGCCGCCGAATCCTCAGGGCCGATCTGTCCGAGGATAGACGACAGCGCGACGCGCCCGCGGTTGGCCAGCGCGCGGCTGGCGATCTCCTGCCCTTCCATCTCCATGCTGAAATTCAGCACGCTGTAATGCTCTGCCATGTTCAAGCCGATGTCGGACGTCAGCGCCGTCTTACCCATCGAAGGTCGACCGGCGACGATCACTAGCTGGCCTGGCCGCAAGCCGCCGTTGAACAGTCGGTCGAACGCAGGCATGCCAGTAGACATGGCGATCGAGCCTCCGTCAGCCCGGTCGCTAATCCCGTCCATCACGCTGCCTAGGATCTCGCGGATCATCCTAGGCTCGTTTCGCACCCTGCGCTCGGCCAGCGAGGTGACCAGCGACTGCGCCGCGTCGAGGATTTCGTCAGCCGACCGCCCCTTCGTGTTCTGCGCCAGGCCGTTGATGGAATCAGCCATGTGCATCACGCCGCGCAGCAGCGCGCGGTCGACCACGATCGCCACGTACTTTCCGACGTTCGCCGCGCTCGGCACGCTTTGCGCCAACTGGTTGAGGTACGGGCCCAAGCCAGCAGTGAAGGTGCCACCACGAGCCTCCAGACTGGCCCAGACGCTCACTGCATCGGCCGGGTGTCCCTGCTTGATCAGCGCCAGGATCTCGGTGTAAATCGCCCGGTGATCCTCGCGCGTGAAGTGCTTCGCCTGCAGGTCGCCCATCTTGTCGACGCAGTCGTTCACGCGGAGCAGCGCGCCAAGCACCGCCTGCTCTGCCTCAATTGACTGTGGGGTGCCGACGTTCTCTGCCATGTTGCTCATGCTGCTTTCCTATCGTGTTGGCCGCTGGTGACGTCGGCGAAGCCTTTGCGGCTGATGATCCAATCAAACTTGGCGTGCGGCGGGATGGCCGTGTTGTCTCGCACCCAAGGAAAATATCGCTCGACAAAGCCCGGCTTCTGCGAGAACGTGACGAACTCCCTGATCGCTGCAGCGCGGGCTGGCACGAAAAGATCGGCCGACACGTCACCAAGCTGGGCGCCGAGTGCGCGATTGAAGGCGTCGATCACCGCAAGCTCATCCGCCCTGTAGGCGGCCTGCACTTCGTCGAGCCAGCCTTTCGCATTCAGCCATGAAGCTGGGTGCGGGACGAACTGCGGATCCACCCATCCGCCCGACGCCACTTGCAGCGCCAGGCTTGCCAGCATGTCGTTCAGCAGATCTTCGCTCGGGCTCAGCTGAGCGAAAGCCTTTTCGGCGACACCACGTGACCGCTTCTTCGGGTATGCAGCGTAGAAGCGTTCGAACCTGTCAACCAGTTCGCCATCGAGTCCCGTCTTGGCCCGGCCTTTTCGGCCTGCTGGGGTCTCGCTAACCTGGTCTCGGTCAACTTGCTGAGCGCAAGATCTTTTCTTTTGGTGGTTTTCTTTTGGAAGGTTTTCTTTTGTGTGTCCCAAATCGGGACTATCGACCTGTCCCGATTTGGGACTACCCTCTGTCCTGATTTGGGACATGTCCTGATTTGGGACTAGTCCTGTTTCGGGACTAGCAAAGCCATCATCGCTGGCGTCGATCGGTTTAGTTTTCAGCCGATCAGCGCTCACCCACTTTCGATGATCCTTCTGAATGCCGACGATCATGCCGTATTCCCCTTGGCGCTTTGTGATCACGTTGCGGGCTGCCAAGCCGTTTAATGTGGTGGTCACGTGCTGGCGCGCGACGCCGCATATGGCGCCGATCTGCGAGGCTGACATGTCGTCCGTCTTGCGGCCGTAGCCGTAAGTCTTGCGGATGATCGCGAAGACGACCGACTGCTCGCGGAGCGAGAAGCCGAAACCCAGGATCGCTTCGAGAAGCTCGTTCGCGATCCTGGTAAAGCCGTCCTCGAGTTGGGGCGTGCTCATGCAGTTGACGCCCCTTCCCTAGCCGCCTTTGCGCACGCGGCGCGCAGCCGGCGCCGAGCCGAGTAGACCTTGCGCTTGGCCGCCATCAGCGCCTGCTTCACGTCCATGGTGTACGCGATGATGGCGATGTGCTCGTGGTTGCGCGGACTGAGCGCGCCCGTGATGGAGCCGTGCCGGCCCTCGTACTGGCGGAGCTTGCCTACGTAGATGCCGTGCAGCTCGACGACGGTCTGCTCGGCGCGCCACAGGTCGAGCGCCAGGGCGCCGGTGCCTACCAGCGCCACCAGTTGCGGAATTTGGGCGTGCAAAGGCCCTGCGCCTGCCGGATGGCCGGCGGCGGTTCGTTCGGATGTCATACAGGCCTTTTTCTTAGACTGGCGGAGTGGTAGCTCGGATGAAGGCCCAATCAACATCAGGCCGTAGCTCTTCACAGGTCACGGCGCGCTGGGATTCCCGCTCGATATTGATGGCGAGCGATTCACGGCACAGGCGATTCCCGTAGCCGACCTGCCGTAGGTATCCGACCGATGTTCCGCATCCTGCTGCGAATGAATTCCGCTGGTCCGCGGGCATTCCGTTTAGATAGTTGATCAGCTTCATGTCTGAACTTTAGCAACCGCTACAAACTTAGTCAAGCATTTGGTAATTTACCAATCGCTAAATTTGTGGCTTAATTACGGAATGGACATCTATGAATACCGACGCAAGCGTCTCGCCGCCCTGATCAAGGATCGATATCAGTTTCGCAAGAATATTGCGGACGCCAGTGGCTGGAGTGAGGCCAGGATCTCCCAGGTTCTGTCCCCAACCCATCGAGACGGTCGTGCGTTTTCCGAAAAGGTAGCGCGAAAGCTGGAGGCAGACTTGGGGCTGGAGTCGATGTACTTCGATCAGGGCGCCGTCCCAATGACGGTCGACGCATCGCGAACGACGTCGGGCACCAACATCCCGCAGGTGATTTTTGTTCCGCTGTGTGAGATTTCGGTGCGCGAAGAAGATGGCGAGACTCAGGCGGTTGAGGTTGTTAATTCGGGCAATCAGTTCGCCCCATATATTGCGCCTTGGCTAGCCGCTATGGGAATCCCATCTGATCGTGCTGCGCTTTTCATGGCGTCGGACGACAGCATGGAGCCGAAATTCTCTGCGGGAGATGTTGTCCTCGCGAACTGCGATGAGACCGACGTTGAGGATGGTCGTATGTATGTTATCCGGTACGGCCGAGCCATGAGGATCCGATACCTTAGTCGACGACTGGATGGCGCCCTCACTCTACGAAGCATAAATCCTCGCTATCCGGACGAGCACCTCACCGCAGAACTATCTGAACAACACATCTCGGTGGTGGGTCGAGTTCGCGAAATCAAAGTCAGTAGTGAGCTGTAACGCTCATTAAATGGTTAACTAACTGCCCCGCTCGTCGGGGCTTTTTTTCGAGCGAACAGCAGGCGCCGAAAATTTCTTTACCAAACGTTTGACATTATTTTTACCGATTGCTAAAGTACGCTCATACGCACTAGCGAGGTCTCAATGAACGCACTACAGCAAGCAGTACCCCAACAGCAGGGCGGCTTAGTCGTCGTCCAATTGGGCGAACTCGTGACCACAACAGTGTCGGTCGCCGCCGGCACCGCGAACTCACATGAAGCGGTAATCAAGCTGGTACGGACGCACCTTGCGGATTTTGAAGAGTTCGGAGGGGTCCGATTTGAAATCGAACCCTTTGCCACGGCCGGCGGCCAGCAGAAACGCGAAATCGCTTTTCTGAACGAAGATCAAGCGACGCTGCTGATCACCTACATGCGCAACAACGTGATCGTGCGCCGCTTCAAGATCGCGCTGGTGCGCGAGTTCGGCGACATGCGCCGACGCTTGGCCGCGCCGGCGATTCCGAATTTCGAAGATCCAATCGCGGCCGGCGAAGCATGGATCGCGGCTAAAAAGGAAGCGCGCGATCATGCGGCACGCGCGAACCTGGAGGCTACCCAGCGACAGCAGCTGGAGCATCAGGTTCACGAGCTGGCGCCTGCAGCGGCCGGGTTTGAGCGGATCGCCGGCACCGGCGGCACCTTGTGCATCACGGACGCGGCCAAGGACCTGCAAACAGGTCGGAACAAGCTGATTGACCTGCTCCTGCGGAACAAATGGATGTACATCCGCCCTGGCAAACGCGGGTACTTGGCGTATCAAAAAACAATCGAAGCCGGCTACTTGACGCACAAGCAGTCCGAATATGAAGACCCGCGAAGTGGTGAGCAGAAAACTGCCGACCAGGTGCGCATCACGAAGCGCGGCCTGGCCAAGCTGGCCTTGCTGCTCGGTGCGGAAACCGGACCACCCGGGCTGCGCACCTCCCTGACGACCTAATCCAGCAGTACCCCAGAAACAACGAAGCCACCCGGTGTTCCCGCACCGGGTGGCCCCTTACGCCCTCAAACTTTTGGAGATCGAGCATGGCGAATAATAAGAGTATCACACAAGCAATACAACCCGCAACGTCATCAGTTGACGTGCCTCCACTTCACCGTCCCTTCTCATGGCTGCACGGCGCGATGGAAAGCAGCATGAGCGCCAAGTTCGCTGCACAGGTCATGGACGTCGCTGCCGGCACCAAGGTGGTAGCCCAAATCATGCGGCGCCATGTGCAGAACCTTCACAACATCTCGGACGAGACGCCGGGGGTGGTGCTGCTCATGTCCCCTGGTGACATCGACGCGCTGGCTGGTCTCGCAGCCACCGCGCTCGACAACCTCTACGACGCTGCCGCATCTCAGGTCGCTGCTCTCGAACAAAATGCATTGAAGGGAGTTAAGGCATGAAAGCGAGCAATCCACATTTCCAGAATATCGGCCGCGCGCCGTACGAACTGCCATATCTTGTGAAGTCTCTCGGTGACGTCGATCGTTCAGCAGCACTCGACGCCGACCAAGCACACAAAGTCGAGGCGATCACTTCGCACGCATTCAACGCAACTGAGATCGTGGCCGGCGGCCTGGCGTCCATCGGACATCTGATGTCGATGTTGGGCAATACGGAAGACGAGGTGGATGGCCACCACGTGGCGAACATTGGCGATCTGATCAAGCACCTGGCCGCCGAGATCGAATATCTGCACGAAGTCGAGACCGACATGCGCACGCTGCTGATACGCCAGCCAGTTGTCACGCCCGCGCCTCCCCAGCGGCACCGGCCCGCACCTAAAACAACCGGAAGGCAATCGGAATGAACACGAAAGACAGCAACGCTGGGGTCAGCGCAATCTCGATCGAGATGATCGACGGCCTGGCCGACCAGTACCTGCGAGACAACAGCAGCGACTACGCGAGGCGCGCCTTCGCTCGAGCGATCGAGCAGATGGCCATGGCAAACGCCGGCGCCCTGCTCCGCATTGAGAATGCCGCCACTACGGTGCCCGACCTGCAAGTGCTGCAGGCTGCTTACGAGGCAAGCAGGGCCGCCCTAGCGGCACAGGAGGCGCTGGGCAAAACAAAGGTCGCGGAGCTGGTCAGCGTGCTGCTATGGCTTTACCGACGCCTGCCGCGCGGCTACGGCCGCATGCCATTTGTCGACCTGGCGATCAAGAAGCTGGCGCGCGGCGCCGATATCGATGTGGACGCACTGCTGGGCGAACGCGGCGCGGACGGCGCGGCGGCGCTGGTAGTCCTCGCCAGCAGCAGGCCGGCGATCGTCAACGTGGGGGCCGCGATCTCGGCGGCCGCGGTGGAAGCGGAGATGCTTGGCGTCTCGGATGCGGCCCAGCCAGCAAACGACCCAGCCACCGCCGGTGGCTCGCCACCGGCCGGCGCCCAGCAGGATCCGTCGCAGGCAGTGCGGGCCTTGGGCGCGCGGATCGACGCTGCGGTCGAGGCTGGCCAGCTCGACCCCGCCGCGGCCGGCCCGCTGCACACGAAGATGCGGCGCGCCAAGCGCCTGGTAGCAGCAGTGCAGTTCGCCCTGCGTAATCGGAGGCAATCATGAACCTCATGGACGAATACGCCGTCTATGTCGGCAGCTGCAGGTCCCGCGGCGTACTGCCCTGCTCGCTCGACTCGTTCAGCGCTACGCTGCGGCAAGACGTGCGCACCTGGCGCGAGCGGATCGGCAGGGCCGCGACGTACCCGCTGCATGCGCTAAACGACGTCGAGCGCGCGATGGTGGAAGAGATCGCTGAGCTACGAGGGGTGGCGGTGTCGCGGCCGCCGGCGCCCAAGACCATGGACAGCGGCCGCCAGCTGGTAGTGGTCGCTGGTCAGAGCCTGAGCGTAGGCGCGCTGCTCGACCTGCAGCGCGACGCCGCGCGGTACCGGTGGCTGCGCGACAAGGCCGACAGCATGGCGTGCACTGCGGCGCCGATGGTGGCTAGCTTGGCCGACGACGGTCGGATGGTCGCGCTCATCGATGGCGAAGAACTGGACACGGCCGTCGACATAGCAATGGCGCGACGAGTAATCGGAAAAGCAAAAACTTGACTCTTACAGTGGCGTTTCTAATGCTTTGGAAGTTGCAAGACGATTGATCGAGGCGGCGGTATCAGCGGAGGGCAGCCAATTGCAGCGTACATGTCTGCAAAATCTCGCCCCGCCGTTACTGCCTCATGAGCCTCGCGGTAGTCGGAGTGCAGATGGTGGCTGAATCGAGGAATGGTGAGATCGTTTGAGAGAGTGAGGACGAAGAAACACCGCCATCGTCGGTTAAGACATTGAACAGCTGTGATAGCCACTTCGCAGTCACCGGACGTATAAAGAACGTGGATCATCGTAGCTCCTTCTCGGTGCCTCACTGTAGCACCGAAAAGAGATACATCTTTAGACAGAAAACTTATGAATACACCAAAACAATTCTTGCGATTGCCAGCGGTGATCGCGCTGGTCGGCAAGTCGCGCACCGCAATCTACCGCGACATCCAAGCCGGAATCTTCCCGGCATCCATCCGCATCGGTGCACGCTCGGTAGCCTGGGACTCGACCGAGATTGAAAAGTGGCAAGCCGAACGGATTATTGCAACTCGGCCGCCTCATGCATCCAAGGCAAATTGTGACGCAGCAACGCTGTGAGTTGCCAACTGATCATTCATGCCAAGGTGTGAAAAAGCCCGCGCTTCGGCGGGCCTCAGATGGGGAAACTGACTATTTGCTGGGCATGAATGCTTTGATCATTCCGACGACAGGAAGACTTACAAACGCTATTGGAATTGACCAATGTACACCAATTGTTGCAGTGTAGGCTGCTCCAATTAACGCCCCAAAACACGCAATTGCTCCAATATAGTGGCCACGCCGGTTGTCGTTTTTTACCGCACGCAAGGTTTCATTCTCGTATGCGATTCGATGCGCCTGTTCTTGTTCAATCATAGTCATGATCCGCTCCGCACCGTTAGGGATAACCCGATCGAAATGTTCGATCGCCCCCGGTGGCGGGAGTGGCCCTGACCATTGCTGAGATACAACCGAATGTGGCTGATGTCCTGGTTGCGGTTGCGGCGTCGGCGGCCTACTTGGACTTGGTGTTCGTCTTGCCATGTTCGCGAGCTATGACCTTAGAAAAATCTTGCCCAACCCGCACCACATCATTGCGAATGCGAGCTTGGTCAATCTCATGGAGACGAGGGTAAGGGGCCGTCTGAAATGCCGAAACGGGCGCAGCTAGTCCAGACAAAAATCCTGCATACAAAGCGGATCGCCTATTCATTTGATAACTCCTTATGTCCTATTTTTGTTTTTATGGGGTGCATGTCTGTGGAAGTGCAAAGCAACAAAGCCGCATCATGGCAGCTGTGGATAACTTTGCAAATTGATAGGTCCCCGGGACTGCCTCTCGAGCGAGAGCTACGGGACACAAGGCTAGTGTACAACAATTTTGCTGTAATCGTCACCGTTACACCATTTTCGCACCTGATAGTCAGCCCCGAAACCTGCTGCTTCCCACGCGGCGCAATGCTGGTCTAACCACTTTAGCTGAGTGAGTTTCGCTACCGTTAAGGAACGTCAACGATTTTTGAGTTGCTCCGCCCAAACCGGGGAAACTTAATCCAAGCGGTATAGGGGGTAATTTGTAGGGGTAGAAGCTGTAGGGGTAAATGTAGGGGTAAAGATTCCAGAAACGAAAAAGGCCAACTTCTCAGCTGGCCTAACTCGTTGATTCTATTGGTCGGGGCGAGAGGATTCGAACCTCCGACCCCGTGCACCCCATGCACGTACGCTACCAGGCTGCGCTACGCCCCGACTAGTCAATAATTATATCAGAGCCACAAAAAAAATCTTGCGCTTTT